TTGAAGATGTGCAACGGGGAAGACGACCCGCTGTGGGAGCATCCTTTCAAGAACCTGTTGAGTTTGGAGGGCTAAAAGGTTCAGCAGGTGTTCAAGGAAGATACGACCCAGAGAGCGGTTCCAGTTATGTTGGGGCTAGATTTACAGGTAGGTTTGCAAAGGGTGGCAAAGTAAAACCATACGCAAAAGGCGGCGGAGTTCGTAAACCAAAGTTAAAGTAATGGCAGCAAAGAAAAGAAAAGCTAGCGGAAACGCTAAAGTAATATTTCACAAAGGTAAAACTCTTGGACGATTTAGATCACCAGAGCGAAGGCACAAGAAAAACATTAGAAGAAAGCCCCCTGCCTTTGGTGGATAAAGCTGACGTAAGAGAAGAGCCTGTCAAGCGTAAGCGTGGCCGTCCCAAGTTAGCCGAGGGTGAGAAGGGCAACTACCGCGTCTCTGCAAAAGAAAGAGCGCGACGGGCTTCAGCCGCTGCAGTACGCAATGCAGACAGGGCTAAGAAGAAAGCACAGAAGAAAGCATCAAAGGCAAAACAAAAAAAAGAGAGCATCAAGAAAGTTGAACAAGCCCTGTTTAACAAGAATGGTGCTAAGGTTATTGAAGACACTACACTACAAAATGTACCAAAACCAGTAAGACAATTAGTCGAAGATGAAGCAGAAGTTATCTTCAAACCAAATGATGGACCCCAAACTGACTTTTTGGCGAGTCCTGAGAGGGACGTTTTTTACGGTGGCGCTGCTGGCGGGGGCAAGTCTTATGCTCTTCTTGCTGATCTCCTTCGTTATTGTAACAATCCTAACCACCGCGCCCTTATCATTAGGCGCACTTTAGATGAACTTACGGAACTGGTTGACAAAAGCAAACAACTCTATCCAAAAGCTTTTCCCGGTGCAATATTTAGAGAATCAAAGGCTATGTGGCAGTTTCCGTCAGGAGCCACGGCATGGTTCTCTTACCTAGACAAGGACAAGGACGTAACACGCTACCAAGGTCAGGCTTTTACTTGGATTGGTATTGACGAGATAACACACTACCCAACTCCCTACGTATGGGAGTATCTGCGTTCCAGACTTCGTACAACGGACCCGCAGATTAGTGCATACATGCGCTGCACGGGAAACCCCGGAGGGGTAGGTGGCTGGTGGGTCAAGAAGATGTACATTGATCCTGCACCGCCTAATACACCTTTTGCAGCTACCGATGTTGACACAGGTAACGCTCTTTTGTGGCCTGATACAGCAACAAACGGTAAAGCAGGTCAGCCGCTGTTTCTTCGTAAATTCATTCCGGCGCGTTTGACCGATAACCCCTACCTCGCTGAAACTGGCGAATATGAAGCCATGTTGAGGTCGCTCCCAGAGGTTGAAAGAAGACGGCTTCTAGAAGGGGATTGGGATGTCGCAGAGGGAGCGGCGTTCCCAGAGTTTTCCCGCAACACTCACGTTGTGGAAGCCTCACAGGCGCAAATACCCCAAGGCTGGTTACGCCTTCGTGCAGCAGATTACGGGTATGCCGCCCCCTCTTGTGTCCTGTGGGGCGCAGTTGATTGGGATGATACACTTTGGATTTACAGAGAGTTTTATGGCAAGGGGCAGACTGCAGAAACTCTAGCCAATATAATTGTAAATCTTGAGGGAGGTGATCCCGGTATGTACTACTCAGTGCTTGACTCCTCCTGTTGGAACAGGACAGGCACTGGACCTTCAATTGCTGAAACTCTTATACGCTGTGGAGCTAGGTTTACTCCATCAGATAGAAACAGGATTGCAGGTAAGCTAGAACTACACAGACGTTTGCAGATAGATGAGTTTACAAAAGAACCAAAAATAAAAATACTTTCAACCTGCACACATCTAATACGCACTCTCTCAGGGTTACCTTTGTCAAAAACAAACCCTGAAGATGTAGATACAAAAGCAGACGACCATGCTTACGACGCTTTGCGGTACATGTGTATGACTCGTGCAAGAGGACATCTAACCATCAACTCTATGATGAATAAGATGAAAGAAGCAAAGCCACAACCTTTTGACTCTACCTTTGGTTACTAATATGGCAAGAAAGAACACAACAAAAAGTCAGGCTGCTATAAAAGCAACAATTAGTGGCATATTGTCAGAGGGGCGTTTGGTGCTTACAGATAACGACTTAGAAACACTCCGTAAAAACATGGGTAGAACCTTGACAAAAGATAATGTCATGGATTTTATTGTAGATGCTAGAGCGGCTGGTATTGATTCTCCAACAGAGTTTACAGATATGGATGCTCTGGGTCTTCCTGAAGGGAGAAGAGAAAAAGGCACTTTACCTCAGTTTCCTGAAAAGGGAGAGGATGGAAAGTTTAGATTTCCTAAGCCTGATTCTTCCGCTGGCATGAGAGAAGCAGTTAGTCGTGCAACTCCGTCCGTTGCAGAAAAGGATTTAAGAAACGTAAACAGTGTGTTCTCAGGTCTCCCTGTAAGAACTGCGATTGCAAACTCTCCTGTTGCGCCTTTAAATATTACTGAAGAAGGCGCTCGTCTTGTTATAGAGTTGATGAAAGAAGAATCTAAAAATAATACCGTAAATTTAAGTCCTGCAAACCCCTCAGTGTTAGAAAAGGCAGGTTTTACATTAGACGAGATAGATGTTTTAAAAAAGGTGCCTAGTTTTTCTAGCCCTGTTGTAGGCCCATTAATAAAAATAAAGCTACTACATGATGCCCTCGTAGCAGTAGAGTCGGATGTGCGATCTGTGGGCAGGGCCGGCTATGAGGCATCATCACAAGTAAACGCTTATAAAGCTTACATGGAGGAAAGCCCTAGCAAATTTTTGCCTCGTCTGCCTAATTCTGCTGAAGTACAAAGAGCTTTTAAATCTAAAAAACTATCTCCAGACCAGTATTACACTTTTATAACTCAACTAAGAACTGGCCTAGAGCAGATGTTTCCACAGATGTTAACAGCATCACAGTCCATAGAAGATAACGCTAGAGTTTTATCGCACGCTTTGCATCAAAGCGGGTTTTTAATAGATGCTGATCCTAATCTTCTTGAAACAAAAAGAGAGTATATTAGGAACAACGGCACTTTTAATCCTACAGGAGACCAACTAATTCCGGGTGAGGAAGGATCACAATCAAGAGGCACCATGCTAGGTGCTAAGTTTATGGGGACTGAGCTAGAAAAGTTTCCGGGGGAGGGGTTAGTCCAAGGAGACCAGCCTACACTGTCTCAAATTAATAACGGCGGTCTGTCTGTGCCTGTTGGTAGAGATGAAAGAACGGGAAAAGTTGTGTTTGAGCCATCTGGTGTAGCTCCGTTTAAATATACTCTTAATGAAGAAAAAGCAGGTAAACTAAACGTAGATACCCGTGAAATATTTAAAAATGCAAACACTGCAGCGGCTATATCTGTCGTTAATGATATAACACCTATCTCTGCACCTGATAAATTAATACCCCCTCCTACCAAAGAGGTGGTTAAAACAGAAGAAAAACCAAAACTACCACCAAAGGTTAAGGCAAGAGAAAAAACAAAAGAGGCACAAGAAGAATTAAAAAAACTACGGAAAGAGTACTTTGAACAGCCGGAAGATGGTCGTAAGAAGAGAAAAACTCCGCGAGGAGCGTTTAGTAAAAGAACTTTGAGAACCGTTGGGCCTGCTGCTGGTGGTTTTTTGGGGGGCTTATTTAGTGTAATAGATTATGTTCTTTCATCAACTCCAACGGCAAGAAGTACGCCTGCAGAAGTAAGATATGATGAAATAGTCAGAAAATCCCTAGAGGATGCTGAAAGAGAGGAACTCATCCCTGAAGAGACTGAAGTCATGGGAAGAGCTATAGAAGAGGTAAAAAGCAGAACCTCTTTTATGAACCAATAACATAGAAAGGAAAACCTATGAAAGCGTATGGAGCAGATTACATTATGGGTATGATGAGCAAGCAGGGTGAACTCAGCGAAGCCGCTGAAAGTTCTCTCTACCGTGAAGGTCTTGATCAAATGCTTATTGGCCCAATTGATCGTGACGCGCTGCAGGTAGACATGCCTCGTCAAGCGACCAATACGGTCGATCCGGCAGTCTTCCGCATGGCTGACGAAAAAGACTACTAAGTAAAGAGGAAAGTCCATGGAGGATTCACCTTTAGGCGATGCCGCAGCGGTGGGCTTTGTCGATGAAGCTTCTACAAACGTAGTTGGTACTGTTAAATCTAAGTTTGAAGAAGCAGAGCATGGTCGTTACCAGCATGAACAACGCTGGCTAAAAGCCTACAAAAACTTTAGAGGTATCTACGATTCTACAACTCAGTTTCGTGAATCTGAGAACAGTAGAGTTTTTGTTAAGATTACCAAAACAAAAGTTCTTGCTGCTTACGGGCAAATGATTGACGTGCTTTTTGCTAACAAAAAGTTCCCAATCGTGGTTGAGCCTAGCCCTGTGCCTGAAGGTGTTGCAGAGTTCGCGCATCTCAGCCAAAACCCGATGCCAGAGGAACAACAAGAAGAGCCTATGATGGACCCTTATGGTTTTCCCGGCGATGGCCGTGATTTACCACCGGGAGCCACTGAGGCTTCTCCGTTAGCAGGACTAGCCGATAAATATGAGGGTATTGATCTGGAAGAAGGCCCAAGTCGTTTGGGTGAACCTCAGATATCTCCTTCACGCGAAACAGCGCGTCTCATGGAAAAGCTCATTCATGATCAGTTACATGAGAACAACGCCACAAACATATTGCGTCATTCACTATTTGAGTGCGCTCTTCTTGGCACGGGCATTGTAAAAGGACCACTAAATGAAAGTAAAACTTTACACAGGTGGGATAACGATAAGAATTACTCTCCCTACAAAAAACTTGTACCACGCCTTGAGTCAGTTTCATGTTGGAACTTTTACCCAGACCCCACCGCTACTAGTGTGGATGATTGTTCCTATGTAATTCAACGTCACCGTCTTAACAGGTCACAAATGCGAGACTTGATGGACAAGCCGTTTTTTAACCCAGAAGCTATTGCAACTTGTTTAAATGCTGGTCCTAACTACACGGATAAATACTTTGAAGATACTATTCGTGCAGAGAGCTTAGAGGATCTTGCTGCTGTTGACAGGTACGAGGTGCTTGAGTTTTGGGGTAACATGGATAGCAAGCTTGTAGAAGAGATGGGCATACCTATAGAGTTTAGCGATCTTGCAGAGGTTCCTGTTAATGTGTGGGTCTGTGGTAATGAGGTTTTACGATTAGTCCTCAACCCATTTGTGCCTTATCGTATACCTTTCTTTGCAACGCCGTATGAAATTAATCCATATCAGTTGTTTGGCATTGGTATACCAGAGAATATGGAAGATGCTCAACTACTAATGAATGGTCATGTAAGAATGGCTATTGACAACTTAGCATTAGCTGGTAACGTAGTATTTGATGTAGATGAGGCATCTCTTGTACCGGGACAGAACTATGATATCTATCCGGGTAAGGTGTTTAGGCGACAGTCCGGTGTTACTGGTACAGCTATCAACGCTGTAAAGTTTCCAAACACCGCTGGTGAAAACATACAGATGTATCAGGCTGCACGACAGTTAGCCGACGAAGAAACTGGACTGCCTAGCATCATGCACGGGCAAACAGGTGTGTCTGGTACAGGACGTACCGCTGCAGGGCTAAGTATGCTACTGGGCGGAGCTAACCTCAGTGTAAAAACTGTAATAAAAAACATTGACGATTTTCTTCTCAAGCCACTTGGTGAATACATGTTCTTTTGGAATATGCAGTTTACTGAGGACCGTCCTGAGATACAGGGAGATTTGGAGATTAAGCCACAAGGGACCGCTGCAGTTATGCAGAAAGAGGTTCGCAGTCAGCGTCTAACCGCGCTTCTACAAACAGTGGCAAATCCAATGCTTGCTCCATTTATCAAGATTCCAAACCTTGTACGGGAGTTAGCTATTGCACAGGACATTGATCCTGATTTGTTGGTAAACGACATCAACGACGCACAAATCTTTGCAGAGGTATTGAGAGGATTAAATGCTCAACAAGGAAACATGTCAGACCCTGCTGCCGCTGGTCAACAACCCGGCGGCATGGGACAGTCTGGAGACTTACCTCAAGGACCTGAAGGAGCGCAATCAGGCCCTGCTGGTGGTGGAGAAATCGGACTCAGAGATGCGCTTGCTGCAGGGCAAGGTGCAAGTGGTGGATCACCTTCTATCCCTGAAGACGCAAGTTAACACACAACAGAAAGAATATAGTAGAAGTGGTAACTAGCCTACAAAGTCAAATGTCTGAATTAGAGATAGCTCCAAGCACCATTGAGGTTGGAGAGAAGGCTGCTGTTGAACTTGATCCTTTTGAACTGCGTAGAAGAAGCAGAAGAAAACAAGACTTTACTAAAGCTGTAGGTGCTATAGCAAGCGGCAATCCTGAAGCTGCTTTAGAGTACGAAGCGGAGTATGGTTTAGAAGACGATTACGCTGAAGATCAAGAAGCGATTCAAACTTTTGTGGCTCTTCAGCAAGCAGCAAATGGAGATACAAATGCTGCAGTGTCTCTTTTTGATGATGATTCTCAGCTATTTGATTCTATCTCTCGTATAAACTCTAATCCAATAAATACCACACCTGAAGAGGCATTCTCATACACTCCCTCTCAAGTAGAAGCATATTCAACAGACTTTAGTAAACTTAGCAGACAAAGATTAGCTCTTGGAGGGTTACCCGGAACAGCGCCTGTAGATAGTTTGTACTTAAATTTTTTAAGAAACAATCCACAGACTGAGCCGTTGAGTCCTGCTGCCACTGCTGGTATAGGCGAATCTAATGTTCAAAGCTTTAACACACGATCTTTTGTTGGTTCAGATGCTACTCAAGCTGGAACTGCAAGCTATATAGATTTTGCTGAAGAGGCTGCTACGACACAACAGGGGACTCCGGGTCGCACCGCAGCGGGAGATACTTTAGCTGGAATTGCTCCTGATTTAGCGATGGCAGGTCTTCGGGGAAACATTGACCCCCAAGCAACGGCATTAAGTCAAGCTAGAGTAGCAGGCCCAAATACAAACACGGCTGTAAACATATATTCAAATTTAGGTGCTGCCTCAAGAGCTATAAATAATCCTAATTTAAATTTATTAGATCCAAGCACATTAGCTGCTCTTGGTAACTTAGGCTTAAATGCTGCTAATACTCTTTCAAGACTTAACAGTTTTGACATAACTGCCATTCCAAACGAGGTTACAAATTTCTTTGATCGTATTGGAAATTTTATTGAAGAGTTTGCTGCTAATCCTGTAGAAACTATAAACTCTGCAACAAATACTTTAGGAAATTTTATAGCATACGGTCCTGATATACAAAACCCTGTTTCTGTTAAGGGGAATGTATTTGATGCAAAAACTTTAGAAGTAAGCACAAATCCGGGGTATTTAACAATACTTACGTCTTTAGTTCCCGGCCCAATGGGTTTTGTGCAACGTGCATCTAATCTGTATTCTAATAGAGGCATTAACCAACTTTCAGATTTTTCTAAAGCTGCTTCATATGATGCGTGGGATTCAGTTACGGCAAGCACAGTTGGTCAGTTATCCGTTCCAAACGAAGCCCGTGATTTAGGTGTTACATCACTAGGCGTTGGTTTTTCAGGTCTTATGAATGCTAACATAAATGGCGTAAGTTTAACTTTCGATCCTTTTGCAGAACAACCAATGAATAGTCTGTCACCTATTGATATGTTTCTTGATGTTGATCCAGAAGTAGCTAATGAACAGAGAGCAAACATTGATATAGCGGTAACTGGTTTATCACAAGCTGTACAAACTGATCCTGAATTAGCGCAAAGTTACGCTTCTACACTCTCTGACAATATGAATATTGGTTTTGATTCTACGAACACTTTATCTATTTCACAACTAGGTTTAGAAGATGAATTTGATAAGAGCTTCATAGATGAAACAGACATGGCTTTCGCTGATTATGGCGCTGCTACGAAAGAAGCGTTAGATAAGGCAGACGCGGCTTTTGCAGCGGGAAAACTTAGTGCCACAGAATATGCACAAGCAGTCAATAATGCTGCATTAAGTTCAGGCGCTAAAAATGCACAAATAGCTGTAGGTATAGCTAGAGGTTCAATAGCAAAACTTGCTCAACCTGTTTTTGGCAGTTATGGCTATTATGCTGCACAGGCTGAAAAGAATTACAACTATGCTCTTGAGTTGGATTTACAAGGCTTAGGTGGCACTAATGTTCCGGGTAGTTTTGCTGCAGTAGGTGAATCTATACTTGATGATTATAACAAGCCTAACCCTAGCAATCACACAATAGATATATTCGATAGATTAGGTATGACTAGATCGGCAAATCAAAATCCAGAATTAGTTGGAAGAGTTAGTCTTGATTCAAGTCGCGACCCAGACTTTGCCATGCAAGAGCAATTAGCATTTGAAATGGAGGAAGCAAGGGATGCAGTCACAGGCACAGATGCAGCCGCATCTGCAGAAGCCGCTGAAAGCTTTGGGTTTGGCGATCCTGAAGGCGACGACATTTGGTAACACTAACTTTAGGGTTAGCTCTAGGAGTAATTTTAAAAATGATAACAGCACAAGAAGTTGAATCTAATCTTTTAGCTTTGCCTGAAGAAGAAAGAACTATCGCAGTATCTGCTATGGAAAAGTTAAATGATACTGAACTAGTTATTGTTTTAAGAACTTTTGGTGTAGAGGTTGATCCTCAACAATTTAGTGAACAACCTGCTCCACAAGAGGTTATGCCTGAACAGCCTGTCATGCCTGAGCAATCTCCTATGGATCAACAGATGGAACAATTAGCACCCGGAGGCACGCCAGAGGTTAGCGGGGAAACTCTTAAACAGATGGCTGGTTTGTTGAACGTACCCGGAAAAGGTGATTCTGGAGTTGATGACGATATTGAATCTGAGATGACAGGCGGTGATGGTGAGACGGGTGGCTCTTTTGTCATTAACAAAGCAGCGGCTGATTTTACAGGTTTTGATGATATAAAACAAATGCTAGAAAAAGCTAAAAGAACAGCTATAGAATTAGGATTTAAAGAAGCTGAAGATATAGATGTAGGAATTATAGTAGGTGTTAAAAAATCAGACAGTGACAATGAAGCCACTGACACAGATGTTGCAGTGAGTAACGGTGAAGTAATTATACCTGAAGTATTAGCCAAAGTCATAGGCTATGATCGTCTTGAAAAAATAAATAAGAGAGACAACGCTCAAGAAAAAACTGAAAAGAAACTAGCAGAGAAACAAGAGCCTTCAGTGGACAAAGAGGTTCCTGTAAGGGCTGCAAGTGGAGATCGTATTGAAGTTGACTTAGAATTTCCTCAAACAGATGAGCAAAATCTTATAAATGCTCTCATAGACCAATTAATAAAAGACGAGGGCTATTTACCTGAAGCTAAAAAACCTACCGATATTAAAGATAGATTAACTGTAGGTCATGGCCGTACTGAGGGTGTTAAAATAGGTGATACAGCAACTCGCGAAGAAGCTAGAGTAATGTTAGTTGAAGACATAAGAAAACGTCTTCCTAAGATAAGAAAGCAAATAAAACCTTTTAATTCTTTACCTCTAGATATACAAGTTCCCATATTCTCAGAATTTTTTCGTGGCAGTCTTACTGCTACAGGAAGTAAAGATACGGTAAGATTACTTAATGAGGGAAGATATTCAGAGGCAGCAGACGAATATTTAAAGCATCAAGAGTATAAGAGAGCTAGAGATAGAAATAGAGAGGGAATACGCGCTCGAATGGAAAGAGCGAGAGATGCTATAGCAAGAATAAAGTTACCTCTTTCTGAGCCACAACTAACAAACATGGAAAAGATTGAGGAAAAAAGAGGAGGAGAAAGAAAGATTTTATTCGATCAGTTTAGTAGCGAATAAACTTCTTCTCTTAAAATGCAGCTACCCGCTAGTCAGCGGCCCTGCCAGACTAACCCAACTGCGGCTACCCCATTGAGGCCCCGCAAGGAGGAAAAATGACTAAAGAAGTACAAGACAAAACAGAACAAGATTTTTCAGGCCCTTATCGTGGAAGCTACAGAGCCGAAGTATATGCTGAAGACCCTGTAGAAGAAACGGAAGCTACCCCAGAAGATCAGAACGACACAGAACAAAATGATGAGGAAAGCATTTTAGTCTCCACTGAAGAAAAACAGGAGATTAAGACTGAAGAGCATGATTACAAAAAGCGTTATGATGATCTGAAGAAACATTATGATTCCAAACTCCATGAGTGGAAAGAGGAACGTGAGCAACTATTAGCTCAACCACAACAGGCAGAAGAGCCTGAGTATGATGTGGATATTGAAAACTTCAGAGAGAATTATCCTGACGTATATAACGTAGTTCAAGCAATGACTGCTAAAAATAATGAAAAAGAGTTGTCTGAACTTCGACAAGAAGTTAGCCGACTTAGTGAACAAGAACAGCAGTTAAAACAAAAAAGTGCGTATCAGCAACTATTAGCACTGCACCCAGATTTTTCAGAGCTTAAAAAGTCTGATGAATTTAAAGATTGGTTGGGTAAGCAGCCACCTAGTATTGCAGAAGGTATCACTCAAAACTCTGATGATGTTCAGTGGGCTTCACGAGTTCTAGACTTGTACAAAGCCGATATTGGCAAAACAAAAAAGGTAGGTCGGCCTAAAAAGAAAAAGGCTGCAGAAGCTGCAGAGGCAGTTACTAGAACTAATACAGTTTCTATCTCTACAGACTCTGATGCAAATAAAAAGGTTTGGACTACCTCAGAGATACGTAAGCTCAAACCGCATGAGTTTGCCAAGCTTGAAACAGAGCTTGACTTAGCTAATGCGGAGGGACGTATCGTAAATGGCTAGACTTATAGAGAAAGGTTAAGGAAATGGCTATTGGTGTATCCGCCGGATACGGTAACCTACCGTCCGGTAATTTCCAAGCCGAAATCTATAGCCAGAAGGTTCTTAAATTTTTCCGCCGTGCGTCAGTTGTTGAAGACATCACGAACACTGACTACGCCGGGGAGATTGAGAATTATGGTGACACGGTTCGTATTATTAAAGAACCTACTGTCTCCATCTCAGCGTACACCCGTGGTGCTGTGGTTACTCCGCAGGATCTGGCTGACGATGAGATTACTCTGGAAGTAGATCAGGCTCAAGCGTTTGCGTTCAAAGTCGATGATATCGAAGAGCGTCAATCGCATGTTAACTTTGAGGCGATGGCTACCTCTTCAGGTGCTTTCTCCTTGAAGCGTAACTACGACAAAAACGTGCTTCAAGCTATGCTTGATGGCGCGGGTATTAAAGGTGCTTCCGGTTCTATTGAAACGGATTCTAACCTTGGTACTGCTGGTACTCCTGTTACAGTTGCAGGTTCTGATGCTGGTGATGATGTTGTAAACCTAATGGCTCTTATGGCTCGTAAGCTCGATGAGCAAGACGTTCCTGAAGAGAACCGTTGGTTTGTAGCACCTCCCCGTGTCTATGAGAACCTGTACAAAGCAGGTGCAAAGATCGTTGAAGTTCAGATTACTGGCGATGATACGTCACCGCTACGTAATGGTCTGGTAACGAACCAGAAGATTATGGGCTTCACGCTTTACAAATCCAATGCTCTGCGGCAGTCGGCTGATGCTACGACTACCACGGACATGGTTTCGGTTTCTGGCGTTGGTTCTGGAGAGAACGTAGTTCTCGCTGGTCACATCTCCGCTTGTGCAACCGCTAACTCAATTGCTAAGACTGAAGTGATTCGTGACCCCGATGCGTTTGCAGACGTTGTTCGTGGTCTTCATGTGTATGGACGTAAAGTCCTGCGCCCTGAGTCACTTGTTCTCGGCATTGTAGACTACAGCTAAGGGAGGGATGAATCATGGCTACTATTGATCGTACCATCAATGGCGGTGGAACCGTTGGTCATCCTTCACGGATGCCTACCCCTTATGTGGTCACTTCGCAGGTCCACGATACTGCCGATGGCGGTACAGGTGGAGATGTCGTCCAGTTGGTCGATGTTCCTGCGGATACCATGATTGTTGCTGGTGCGCTTGAAGTTCTTGAAGCGCGTGGTAACGGTCAGATCACGCTGGACGTTGGTGTAACTGGCGGTGACGTAGACTGTTTTGTTGACGGTTCTGCGCTTGCTGCTGGCTTTACGCCATTCCTAGAAGCCGCTGTAGGCGCTTCTGGTTCCAACGCTCGTATCTTTACCAGTGCTGACACGATTGATGCCCTCATCCTTGATGGCGGCTCAACAGGTGAAAGTGCTGCACGTTTCCGCATTCACGTTTGCATGGTTGACATTTCGCGCAACCCGCTAACAGAAGCGGCTACGGACTCGTCGGGTACGTAATTGTACTAAAGGTTTTGTGGGGTTCCTTTTAAAAACCCCACCCTTCTTGCTTTGATATTGAATTGACGGAGGTACATATGTTTATCAAGCTACTAACTGAAGACGAAGTAAATTTTTGTTTGGATAAGATTGATTCAAACACGTTTAAGAATGGGGGAGATACTGCTCCTGATCTAGAGGACATAAAAAGTAATAAAGAGTCAAAGAATGTCCCAGACGAGGTAAGGAAGCTAATCACAGATAAGCTGTACGATACACACTACATAGACAGCGTGTATTGTCCTACCAGAGTATCAGTAAATTTTTATAACAAGTATCTTGAGGGTGATTACTACGATTTACACGTAGACGCTTTTAAAGCGCAGCCAAAATCAAACAACGTATTTTTTGACTATGGCTGGAGCATAAATCTGACAGATGATTATGAAGGGGGAGAGTTTACTTTAGCCACACCAGTAGGAAGAATAGGTAAGAAGTTAAACGCAGGTGAAGCTGTGATCTTTCCTATAATATATCCACATGGTGTAGAAAAGGTCACTAAGGGATTTAGACAAAACATAATAGGGTGGATGTCTTCTAATGTGTCATATGAACAATCTTTCATTTTACAAAATATGTATGAGGTAAATGCTTACCTTATGAAAGCACAGAAAGATATGTTTACAAAGTCAACATTAGTTCAAACGTATTTAAAGAAAGTTTGGGGTATGTAATGATAGTGAGATTAGTTTTATTTTCACTGTATATTTTTGGTATTTTATTCTGTGGTATGACTTTTGTTAAAGCTCAAACCTTTGGCACTATGTGCTTTCCACTCGGCACTCTTGCAAAGCAAGCTGCACAACATGGAGAAGTTGCTACACTTAAATTTAGAGATAGAGAGTTTTTTGTAAATTTTACTATGTATATAAATCCAAAAACTAGAACTTTTACTTTAGCAGGTGTTGCAGATGTAAATCCTTCGATAGAATGTGTAGCAGCTATTGGAGGAGATTTTGATTTTATTCCGCAAAAGAAAAAAATTAAAGGACTAGATTCTTGACCTCAACACTAGCCAGAGCAGTACGACTTCGTAACGCAGCGGTTGCTCTTAACAGCACTAATCAAACGACTGTATATACCGTACCTGCGGGTCACGACGCTGTTTTAAAAACTATACAGATTTGTGAAACTTCAGGTAACGCTACGCCTGTAACCTTAGAGTTTACAGATGCAAGTGCTAGTGCAACTTTTAAATTATTAGGCAGTAAAAGCATAGCAGCAAATGACCACCTGCTTTTGTTGCTAGAGCTAAATCTTAACGAGGGTGATGCTATCAAGCTAACTGCAGGGACTGCTGATCGGATAGAAGCAGTTCTAACGGTAGACGAACTCTTCTTAGCCAACCAAGCATAAGTTAGGCAAGCCATGAATTATGTAGAACTTATAAACGCCGTGCTACTGGACCTCAATGAGACTACGATTGCAGAGACTGCAGCGGGTTTGTCAGGGACACGCGGTATTCAAACCACGACTAAAAGAGCTATAAACAAAGCTATACGAGACATTGAGACTGAGTATATACAGTGGCCTTGGAACTTTCTTAGCGCAAACTATACCCTGTTTGGTGGCAGAGGCAAATACACATATCCTATAAAGGTAGAGGTATCTAGTGTTAGTGGGGGTTTTACTCCTAACGAAATGATTACAGGCGGCACCTCGTCTGCAAAAGGCATTCTGCGTAGAGTGCCACCTCACGGCGGTCATACTAACGAACAGTTTATGCTCATAGAACCGATTGAAGGCACGTTTCAGTCTGCAGAAACTCTTACGGGCGTATCCTCTACTTTTACCGCTACGTCAGGAGATATAACATTTTGCACTGATGTAGATTATGACACATTCTTTCTACGCCCACAAAACCTAATTAGACAAGGTAACTTTGATAAGACTTTTACTCTAGGGTCATACTGGGATAGCAGAAGCTCTGATCCTGCAGGAACAAGCACATCTGGCACCCCCGCACTAAGCAACTCTGTAAGCGGCAGAACTTATGCGGCGGGTGTTTTGCGTTTGAACGCTGGTTGTGTAGATCAAGCATTGCCCACCGTTGAAAACAGAGTGTACAGAATTACTGCAAGAATTGCATCTGGCACTATCTCATCAACGTCAGAAACACTAAACGTGTTTGCAGGTTCTAGCAGTGACAAGGACTCTGATCTATCAACCACGTTTACTATAGACAATGTTGGTAACGGTGAGATTAAAACAGCTACATTTACTGCATCTACGCAGCAGACTTTTATTAGTCTTAGTAACACTGCATCAACAAACTTAGACATAGACTTTGTTGAGATGTTTGAGGATGATGCGTCTGCAAAAACATTAGAGTATAAATCAATTGATGAATACCATGAGGGTAGAGGTCGCTATCATACATCATACAGAGAGAATGAGTTCTTAGCCCTTAACTCACCCGATGATGGGTTTACCGCTCCTCAATGTGTATATCGTGTTAAAAATGATAATGCTTTTGGTATTACGCCTATACCTGAAAATACACAATACGATGTTGAGTTTGATTTTTACGACTCGTCTCCAGAACTAACTGTTTTTACAGACACACCAAAAATACCTTCTCGATATCATGATGTTATCGTGTCCCGTGTAAAATACTACATACATATATTACGCGGTAATGATCAGGCAGCACAGTTTGCTTTCCGTGACTATGAGAACGGAGTGCGTAGAATGAGAACTGAGCTAACCAACCAAAAAGATTACATGAGAGCCGTTTAATGCCAGCACAAGCTTTACCTGTAAACTGTGACGGTGGTCTTGTTCTCGACAAAAGCATCTTTGTCATGCAGCCGGGAGAGGCCACTGTATTACAAAACTTTGAACCTGCTGTTGAGGGTGGGTACTCTAAACTAAAAGGGTTTACAAAGTTTGATAGCAATCAGTTGTCAGGTTCTGGTGGAGTGTTAGGCATAGCTATTTTTCAAGATAAAGTTGTTGCAGCCAGAGGTGCAAATGTTGCAACAAGCACAGGTTCTGGGTGGACAAACTTTGTGACTAATCGCACCAGTGCAGAAAGGTACACTTTTTCAGTGTACAACTGGACAGGCACTGAGAAGATTGCGATGGCAGACGGAGTTAATGATGCAGCTATCTTTGATGGCAGCACCTATACGGCCTTAACTGGTGGTGCGGGTTCAGGCGCAGGGACTAAACCAACAGCGCCAGAAGTTGTAGTTGAGCATAAAAACCACCTGTTCTTTTCTGGCATGACAAACAACCGCCAGATAATACAGTTTAGCGCCCCGTACAGCGAGAATGATTTTAGTGCAGCATCTGGCGCAGGACAGATATCCGTAGGCGATGAAATTGTTGGTATGAAACAGTTTCGTGAGACTTTAGTTATATTTTGTAAAGACAGTATATTTAGATTAGCAGGTTCTAGTGTTTCAGATTTTGTTCTGCAACCTGTTGCAAGAAATATAGGATGTCTATCTAGATTTAGCATACAGGAAATAGGAGGTGATCTTATCTACCTTGCACCTGACGGGCTTAGAACTGTTGCTGGTACTGAAAAGATTGGTGATACAGAACTTGGCACGATATCTAAGCAGGTTCAGGCAAGGCTTAACGGTTTATCAGCAAACCAAATAAGCAATATTTCTTCGTTAGTTATTAAGTCAAAATCACAATACAGATTGTTTTATCCAACGTCTGGCGATACTGACGCGGTGTCTTTAGGTTTAGCCGCTGTTTTAAAACGCAACACATCTACAGGACAAATTGCTTGGGAGTACGCTGATATAAAAGGCATAAAACCTGCATCTGCAGCCTTTGGTGATATCTCTGATGTTGAAAAGGTATTGCATGGTGGTTTTGATAACGGATACGTTTTTCAACAAGAGAGTGGCGTGGACTTTGACGGAACAGCTATAGTCTGTAGATATCAAACCACTGACTACAATATGGGTGATGTTGGCATAAGAAAAAATATGCAAAGAATTATTCTAAATTATGACCCAACAGGCATTGTAACAGACGTAGATATGAGTTTGATATATGACTATGGCGATGTAACTGCAGCCACTCCTGCAGCTTATGATCTTGCAAACCCGCAGGGCGCAGCTTTTTACGGAACAAGTTCATACGCAACTGCAGAGTACGGCACTGAAGCGTATACACCTTTGTATAGACAATCTGTAGAAGGTTCTGGTTTTGCTGTTGCTGTAAGATTTGACGATAGCAGCACAAATCCAACATACACAATAAAAGGCTTTTCACTAGAATTTACACCGGGAGGTAGAATGTAATGGGTACAGCATATAATAAAACTGACCCCACTAACTTTGTAGATGGCGAAGTCATTCAGGCTTCCGACTTTACTACAGAGTTTAACGCGATTGACGCTGCTTTTGAGACAGGGGGCCACCAGCATGACGGCACTGATGGTGAAGGCGGTGCTATTGAAAAACTGTTGAGCAACACCATCACTTTTGGTACGGGTGCTGATACAGATATAGCTATAACCTTTAATGCAAATACATCAGATGGTGTGTTAACGTGGATGGAAGATGAGGATTACTTTCAGTTCTCTGATGACATTTTGCTGACTACTACAGAAAAGATACAGTTTGGAGATACTGCTAGCTTTATTCAGCAAAGCTCTGATGGTGTTCTGCGTATTGATGGTGAAGCAACAATTGATATGAACGCCTCTACTGCAGTTACAGTTAGCAATGATCTGAAGCTGGATAGTGATAGTGCAGTTCTTGGCTTTGGTTCCGATAACGATATCACTCTTACTCACGCAGCGGACACTAGCCTAACTCTTGGCGGTGCAGGAGGAACTACAGGGCTAATTATAAATAACACAGCAACTGATGGCGATCCCTTCTTAGCTTTTGCCTTGTCTGGAACACAGACGTTCACGATGGGTATAGATGATGGAGACAGTGACAAGTTCAAGATTGGCACCAGTGCTATAGGAACTAGCACCGCCCTTACACTAGACTCTTCAGGCAACCTTGTCATCTCTGGTGATCTAACCGTCACTGGTGATGATATCACTATGGGAACAAACACTTCAGGCAATCTACTTATTGCAGACGGCTCAAACTTTAATTCTGTTGCTGTAGGTTCTCTGTCTGAAATATCCAGCGTTGCGGATGATGATGTTCTTCTTGCTGTTGACACTTCTGGAGGCGGTCTAAAGAAAATTACAAAGTCCACTTTAACTGCAGGTCTTGCCACATCATCTGGCCTTAGCAATATTGTTGAAGATACCTCGCCACAACTGGGCGCTAATTTAGACACTAATTCTCATAACATTCTTATTGATGATGCACATTTTATTGCAGATGAAAATGGCAACGAACAGATTATTTTCCAAACCACTTCTTCTGCAGTCAACCAGTTTGACGTAACAAACGCAGCCACAGGCAACGCACCTAAGTTATCTGCAACTGGTGACGACTCAAACATTGACCTTGAGTTAGAAGCAAAAGGCACAGGGCATCTTACAGTGCTAGGCAACAGCAACTCTGGTGCTATACAGTTAAACTGTGAGGTCAATACACATGGTCAGATACTACAAGCACAGCCCCACTCTGCTGGTGTTACTAACACTATGTTGTTACCTGCAGGTTCTAGTTCAACTTTGGTGTCCTTGGTATCAACAGACACACTAACAAATAAAACACTTACAACTCCTGTAATTAACGCAGGTGCTGACCTTAAAAACGGCGCAACCAGTGCTGGCTTTGTAAAGTTTTTTGAAGACAGTGACAATGGTACAAATGCTGTTACTCTGATTGGCCCTGCATCTACGGCGGATGTTACAGTAACTCTGCCCTCTAGCGCCGGAACACTAGCACTTACAGGAACTAGTTTAACTATTCCTGATGCTGGTACTATTGGCTCTGCATCAGATACAGATGCAATATCAATCTCCTCTGGAGGTGTAGTTGACTTTTCACAAGCCCCTACAGTTTCAAGTGCAGCAATTAAGACGGCAGGTAAAGAAACTATCTTTGTACCTGCAGCGGCTATGAGTCCAACTGCATCAAACGGATGTGCAGCACTAGCCACAGCAGAGACAACCTCTGGCCGTCCTGACATGAATGTTCTAGACTTTGATGCCTCGTCAGATGAACATGCTCAGTTTCAAATTGCATTTCCAAAAAGTTGGAATGAAGGCACGGTTACTTTCCAAGCTTTCTGGACAACTGCCGCAACAGATACAGATGGTGTTGCTTGGGGTCTGCAGGGCGTAGCAGTCTCTGATAACGATACTATTGATGTTGCATACGGCACTGCGGTGGTTGTAACAGACGATGCTCTAGGCGCTGCAGAGGATCTTTGTGTAACTGCAGAGAGTGGTGCAATAACAGTTGCAGGAAGTCCTGCCGCTGGAGATATGTGTTTCTTTAGAATATTTAGAGACGTTTCTGACAGTAATGATGATATGGCAGAAGACGCACGGTTAATTGGTATAAAACTATTCTTTACAACTGATGCAGCTAACGACGCTTAACTGGAGTAAGATATGAGTTTTGGATATCAGGTTCTAGGCTTTGGCTCTAGCGCAGCCTCAAGAGAAATAGTTTTGGATGTTACATCAAATGTTAACTCAGTTAATGTTCTTACTCTGGCAACGGCTGCAGGCTATAACGCAAGCACGGATACTACTCCAATAGTTGTAAATATAGCAAGCGGTGTTTCTGTATTTAATTCTAGTGGTACTGGTGCAGTGGCGCTTACTACAGGCGCACTTAATGCAGCTAGCCCACTAACTATTAATGTTGCGAGTGGTGCAACTGTTCGTGGTCAAGTTGGCGCTACAGGTTCTACAGGTTCTACTGGACGACCCGGAGGAACAGGCGGAACTGGAGGAACTGGCGGTGATGCTATTAAATTTGAAATATCTAGTGGTACTGGTACTTATGTAGTAAACAATGAAGGTACAGTATCTGGTGGTGGCGGAGGCGGCGGTGGTGGCGGTGGTGCTGGTGCTGCTGGTAGAACTTATACTCCAAGTTATAACAAGTATGGTAATCTTGAAAGTTGTGGTAACCCATCTGTAACAGGTAGTAATGGTAGTGCAGGTTCAGCAGGATCAGCAGGTGGTGTAGGACAGAATGGATCAGCAGGCTCATCAGGTTCAGCAGGTACATATGGACCTTATCCTATATGTGCAGGACCACCTTCAGGTAACTATCCTAGTTGGGCTACAGGAGCAGGAGGACCCGGAGGACCCGGAGGAACTGCAGGAAAAGCTGTAAATAAGGGAGGACTTACCGTTACAACAGGTGGCGGAGGAACATATAACGGAGCAACAAGTTAATGAGTAAAGTTCTTATACCTTTTTCTGGCGGTGTAAATAGCACATACGCTTTGCACAGATTTTTATCTGAAACGTCACACGACATTATAGCAATATATGCAAAAGAAAGTTGGGTTAACAAACCCCGTGATCCTTGGAGACAAAGCCGTGAAACGCGAATAGCAAATGCTAAAGTTGATTGGTTAAAGAGTAATGTGCGTGATTTTACTTTTGAAATAAAATCTGATTGGCCTGTTGTTTTTGAAGACTTACGTCCAATTCGAGCCGGATTTTCTAATACTCTAGACTACGGAATTTTACATGCTAGATACCAAGGCTATTCAAATATAATAGATGAGTATACACCAGACATTTTTGTTCCCGGCGTGTCATTGGAAAACACCTGTATAGATCAGATACCGCTTTTTCATAACTATTTTTCACGAGACGGAATGCAAGTTATATTTGGCGGATCACGAACACTAGACCCTATAGAATATCCTATTGATTGGGACGCTATTTCAGCCACACTGTCGGGTCGTTTTGAACAACTTGAATCTATACCTGCAGAGTTACACGCTATATCAGATGTAGAATGTGATTGTGATATTGCTGAAAATATGAAGTGGTCTTGTATAATTTGTGGATATATAGGAGTGCGTAATGCACAACCAGACCTATCAGGTGCAGAATTAGATGACATATTTGCAAAACACGGTTCATATGGAAAATACAGAAATGAAGCTGATCCAAAAACTTATGAATATAGAGGCCACCCATACACAAAATTTGGAGAGCTTATGGATGAACCCATGAGCTATCCTCTCTGGAAAGAAGGCTATGCAGATGACACATGGGGGCCTGAAGTTGTTCTTGATGAAAATGGTGAGCGTGTAGAGTAATTATGGATGTATCTTTACTTGTCACCATAGGAGGTATGCTTGTATCCGTTGTATCTGCTGCAGCGATAGCTAAAAATCAAATAAAGAATATGATGGAGCATCTAGAGGATGCAGAGGGTCGCATTCGTAACTTAGATGTCAGAGTAAATAAATTAGATGCTACAGTAGATACACTATCAAACAGAGTAAATGTATTAGTTGGTATGATGAGTCCTGATATAGTAGAGCGCAGGACTAGAGAAATAGAACGTATAAAAGCAGAAATAGACTTTATAAAACAACAACTAAACAAATAAATATCTTGACTTTTTCTTTTAAACAGGGTATAATACTATGGACCTAAAAACGACTGAAAAAATAAAAAATATAACAGATACTGCACTTTCTACTAGTTTAGTATCTACGCCTATTTGGTTACAGTGGGTGGAGCAGGGCCTTCAACTATTTATGTTAGTTGGTGGCTCTGTGTTATTGGTTTTTAGGCTCTGGGCCATGCTTAGAGAAAGAAAGAGGAAAAAGAATGGAACTTAATATTACAGAAAATCTAATGAAGGTGCTGGTACGTCAGCGTGATGTTGCAATGACTAAGAGTGCAGAGCTAGAGGCAAAGTTAGTCACGGTTAGTCAAAAGTTAGCTGAGTACGAAAATAAAGAACAGGCCGAGGATTTGTTCACAAATAAGGAATAAAACATGGCAGAGCAAGAAACTGTAGAGCAAGAGTCTGAAGATCCTACGCAAAGATTGCGAGGTCAAAGAACTTCAGAGACCGTTCAAAAAGTAGAAGAGCAAGCTGGTATTGGAGATCAAGAGCCACAACTGCCCTCTGCTGGAATTATTGCTCCTACTCTTCAACAAGAGCAACCGGGAGAAATAATCGACGCTCCTGAAGTTGCTCCTGTAAGAGAGGCTCCTACATCTCTTTTATCAGAGACCGGACTAGAAGTTCCAAAACCATCTGGCGCACAGGCTTCAGAAGTTCAAGCGTTTGTGGATTCAAACACACCAGAGTTTGAGGCTGCAAAAGGTCAAGTGTCTAGTCAATCTCTTATAGGAGACATACAAGGTGCAGTTTCTGCAGAGTCTATAGCACAGGCACAAACTGAAGAACTTGATGAGAGAGCCACTGTTCAATACCAAATGGGAGAGTTGTTTAAGACTCTAGAAGAGGGCAAGCCTCCCCCTGCATGGGCAGCGCCAGCGGTTCGCAAGGTCACAGCTATAATGGCTCAGAGAGGGCTGGGGGCATCCTCTATGGCTGCTGCAGCGATACAACAGTCAATCATGGAGTCAGGTATTCCAATCGCTGCTGCTGATGCTGCACGATACTCTGCAATACAAACTCAGAATCTAAATAACAAACAACAAACCGCTCTACAGAATGCCATGACTTATGCCTCTATGGACAAGGCTAATCTTAGCGCACGTTTACAAACTGCAGTAAACAACGCGCAAAGCTTTTTAAAGATGGACATACAAAATCTTACTGGAGAGCAACAGCTACAAACTATTGATCTACAGTCAAAGTATCAAAAGCTAGTATCAGACTCCGCACAACAAAATGCTGTAAGACAGTTTAATGCTAAATCGGAAATGCAGGTCGATCAATTCTACACAGAGATGGGAGTGCAGATTGATAATGCTAACTCAAACAGATTAGCTGCCATACGTGAGTTTAACGCAGACAGCGAGAACACTGGTTCTCGTTTTCTTACTCAAGTGCAAGCAGCTAGAGATACATTTAACTCTAAGCTATCTGCAGAAATTAATCAATCAAACGCTGTGTGGCGTAGAAGTATCAACACGGCTAATACGACTACACAAAATGAAACAAATAGAATTAACGCAGCAAACATTTTAAATATTAGCCAAGAACAATTAAACAAACTATGGCAAGAGTACAGAGATGATGCCTCATGGATTTATAACTCTGTAGAAAACTCTGCACAACGCGCACATCAGATAGCCCTGTATGGTCAAGATCAAGAGTTTCGTAAAGAAATGTACGAAACGGAAGTATTAGTAGATACGTTTTCATCAATAGGTGATGCTGTTATGACCACAGTCTTTGATGATATCAAACAACTTTTTAGTTAAGGAAGCACAACTATGTCATATAACTTTGGCAACCCTCTATATAATCAACATCAAAGTTATCTTGGGGGTATAAGTGATCCTATCAGTGAATTTGGGGGGTACTCTCCGGGTACAGGAGGTTCAGTAGAGGTCCCAGCCGAATTTGGCACTGATGTTAGCCCTTGGGACCCGTTTTTTCAAAACACGGAAGGAAGTGGGATTAATTTTTTTGAGGGCGATATTTATGATAATCCGGTTCTTCAAGAAAGAATAGAGGTAGATTTTGACGCAAACAGAGATTTTCAAGGCAAAGAAAATTTATCTTTTATGTCCATGGGTGCCGACCCTTATCTAGATGTTGCTCTACCTTTACAACAGCGAGGAGTTGTAGACAGTGATTTTCTTGAGGATATTAGTTATCTAGAGGATAACTATTTTGGAATGAGAGAAAAGGTAAGACAGTTAGATGAAGAAAGGGCTGGAGGAAGCATACTTGGAAAGTTAGTGCAAGGTGCAAAAGCTAGACAAAAAGCTAGAAGAAAACCCGGACGTTCCCGACCTAAAACTCCGGGAAGAACAACACCACCTAGTGGACTTGGTATACGTCAACAAAGAGCCTCACAAGCAGATGCGGTAAGGACACAAGCAAGTAAAAATGCTTTAAGAAATTTAGTTGCGGGGGGCTACAACTCTAACAGAGTACGATCACGTTCAGCAGAAGACGTGGCAAGAAGATTTCAGATTGCACAAAAAATAACCCCTAGAGCGGAGAGACTTCGCATTAATCCTGTAAGAACTAGAGCATAAGGATTAGCCATGGCTTATAAACAAAGTATAAATTTAAACGCCTTATTAGGTGGAATGGAAGAAGAGGGTAATCCTACAAAAAGACCAAAGGATATAGATTTTTATGATGCCCCCATTCCGGGTCAAAGTTGGACTGACCATCCGGGAGAATGGGATTGGGAAAGACCTGCAAGAATAGCTGATCCCGTAGAGGCTTTTGATTTTACAATTGAAAAAATAGAGAACAATCCTGTAGGAAAAGAAGAGTTTAAAAAGTTAATGTGGATGGGTGTTCCAATTGAAGCATTAGTAAATACTATTTCATTTGGAGGGTTTACTACAGGCACATGGAGTGTAGATACTGCAGAGTTAATAAAGTTACCTCTGTCCATGTATTTTATGTCTATGGCACAAGAAGAAGATATTCCTGCAACTATATACAATAGCCACCCAAAAGATCAAGAAGAACGGGGTGCTATTCCAGAAGAAACAGTATTTAAAGTTATGAAACAAATGCGGCCCGATAACTATCAAGCTGTAACTGAGGGTCTTCGACTACAGCAACAAGATTTTGAAGACATGGAGCTAGAGGAGTTCATGAATAACATGCCTAAAAGCTTTATGGATACGGAGGTATAGATATGGTTTTATTTCTTGCTGCAGCCCTTGGAGGAGCCGCCAGACGTTATAGTGAACTTGCGGATGAAGAACGTCAAGAAGAAAAAGAGAAAGCTGCGCGTATAGAAGAAAGAGCTTATGAAACTCGAAAAGCTAGGCGAGATGCTATATTGGAGGCAGAAAAAGCCCGTATAAAATATGAACGTGACCGAGATTTAGAAGTACAAAAACAAGATTTAATTAAGCAAAGAGAGCTTGCTGTTCAAGAGGCTAGAGGAGAAACACAAACAGGTGTTGCTGAAATAAGAGCAGGAGCAACAGAAGCGGCGGCTAAAACAAGAGCAGGAGCAACAGAAGCGGCGGCTAAAACAAGAGCAGGAGCAACGACAGAAGCGGCGCAAATACGCACTGAAGGTGCTAAAGATGTAGCGGTGTTAAAAACAGATGCGGACGTAGATATAGCCGCATTGAGGTCGGCTGATGCAGAGGCACGAGATAAGCTAGAGGCACAGTTAAGACGGGAGGAGATGCAAAATAGACTTGATATTGAAGGTGCTAAACGTAGAAATGCTGCCCTTTTAAGGAAAGCAGAAGCGGCCAAATACCAGTATAGATTTCTTAATCTAGGTGAGTCAGAAGAAGAAGATGCAGAGGGACTAGATGATTTCGTTCTTGAGGGTTCCTATAATACTGAAAAACCCGGAATAACAACAGCAGGTAATTCAGAGCAACTTCTTGCAGAACTTAATTTAAAATTAGAAAACCCCGCAGTTTTTGCAAGGGTCACTGAAAAAATGTCTTCTGATCCAGAGTTTAAAAGAGATACGACTGCTTTCATTAACGCTCTAGTTACAGACTATTATAACAAAACTAAAAGCGTATCACAAGATGGTAGGTCTAGATTTAATCCTATTTTTTATCCGCCTGATGCCCGTGAGAACGAAAAGGTTGATAAAAAAATGTTTCGTAATATAGGTAAAATACCCGGTATTCGTGAACGATATTGGAGAATGATTGCAAATGATCCTGATATTAGTAGGAATGCAACTTCAAACGGTGATGTCAACGTAAATGTTAATAATAGCGGGGTAGCACTTGTAGAAGAAAGACCCGCTGCCGCTGACAATCTAAGCTTGGTGACTGATGCTAAGATCAGAGCAAAACTCAGAGCTA